AAGAGGGCGGCTTCGATCGTTTCCCTGCCTACTGCCCGCGCTGGGATGTGCTGGGCGGCGACGTCTACGGCGTCAGCCCCGGCATGGAACAGCTCGGCGACATCAAGCAGCTGCAGCACGAGCAGAAGCGCAAGGCGCAGGCGATCGACAAGATGGTCAACCCGCCAATGGTCGGCAGCCTCAGCCTCAAGGGCAAGCCGTCGACTGTGCTGCCGGGTGGCACGACCTACGTCGACCCGCAGCAGGGCACGCAGGGCTTCCAGCCCGCCTACACCGTGCAGCCTCGCGTCAACGAGCTGATGATGGACATTCAGGAGGTGCAGAACCGCATCCAGCGCGGCTTCTACGCTGACCTGTTCGCCATGATGATCAACAGTGATCGGCGCATGATGACCGCCACCGAGGTCGCCGAGCGGCACGAGGAGAAGCTCGTGCTGTTGGGCCCGGTGCTGCAGCGCCTGAACACCGAGTTCCTTGATCCGCTGATCGAGGACGTGTTCCTGTTCGCGTTCGAGGCAGGCATGCTGCCACCGCCACCGCCCGCCATCGAAGGCGTCGACCTCGAGGTCAAGTACATCTCGCTGCTGGCACAGGCGCAGGAAGCCGTCGCAGCTGCCTCGATCGAGCGCACGTTCTCGTTTGCCGGCAACCTGAGCGCCGTGTTCCCCGAGATCGTCGACAACCTCGACGCGGACGAAGCCATCCGCAGCTATGGCGAGATCCTTGGCACCAGCCCCGACATCCTGCGCGATGCCGACGCTGTGGCGCAGATCCGCCAACAGCGGGCAGACGCACAACAGGCAGAGCAACAGATGATGCAGCTGCAGCAAGGCGCGCAGGCAGCCAAGGTGCTGTCTGAAGCTGATACCCAGAACCCGAACGCCCTCACTGCACTGCTGCAAGGTGGAGGCACGACCGTATGACGTACGATGCATCAGATCCGGCACAGGTCGCCAAAGCGGAGAAGGACGAGGCCGATCGCCAGCGCGATCTGGACTACGTCCTCAAAGAGCCGCGAGGGCGTCGCTTCCTGTACGAGCTGATCTATGGTACTTGTCATGTAGGCAGGCTCAGTCACATCCCGGGCGACAGTGACAGCACTGCCTTCAACGAGGGGGCCCGGTCTGTGGGCGAGGCTCTGCGCGAGCAGATCCGAACACAGGCGAAGGCCAAGTACATGCTGATGCTCGAAGAGAACCACTTCGACGATTAGGAAGAGAGGACGAAACGATGACTGAAGAGACGGGCGGCGATCTACTCGCCGACACCACAGAAACAACCGAAGCCACGGCAGCTGACACCACCGCTGCCGAGGATCAAACGCTTGCCGACGCCGACACGGGCGACGCAGGCGACAAAGATGCCGCCGATCTGCTGTCGGACGACGAGAGCGGTGGAAGTGAAGGTGTACCAGAACAGTACGCCTTCGAGCCGCCCGAGGGCCTCGAACTAGACGAGGACACCAAGGGCAGGATTGATGCGTTTGCCGAAACGGCACGCGAGATGGGGCTGACACAACAACAGTATCAGTCGCTGATCGAGTACGACATCAACCGCGCGCAGCAGCTCAACGATGTGGCTGTTGAAAGCTGGGACCGGCAGGTCGAGGACTGGCGTAAGAGCGCCAAGGCTGACAAGGAGATCGGCGGCGAGAAGTTTGCCGAGAACCTCAAGGTCGCGGAAAGTGCAATCAAGCAGTTCGGTGACCCCGACCTGCGTGCGCTGCTCAAGTCACCAAGCCCCGAAAACCCGTCCGGGCTGGCAATCGGCAACCACCCCGCCGTGCTGCGCTTCCTAAACCGTGTGGGCAAGGCAATCGCTGACCCCGGCCTTCTGCAGGGCGACGCTGCTCCGCAGACGGAAGGGACACTGAAGCGGATGTACCCGTCCATGTTTGACAAATCGGCGTAACAGAAGGAGGGCCCAAAATGGCCACACTTGGCGTCAAAAACCCCACCCTCGCAGATCTTGCGAAGGTCACCGATCCTGATGGCTCCATTGCGGACGTCATCGAGATCCTGAACGAGACCAACGAAATCCTCGCGGACATGACTTGGCTCGAAGGCAACCTGACTACCGGTCACCGGTCGTCGATCCGTTCGGGTCTCCCGACCCCGACTTGGCGTAAGCTCTACGGCGGCGTTCAGCCGACCAAGAGCCGTGCGGTCCAAGTGACGGACACCTGCGGCATGCTGGAAGACTACGCGGAGGTCGACAAGGCCCTCGTGGACATGGCGGGTGACCCCGCTGCCTTCCGTCTGCAGGAAGATCGTCCTCACATCGAGGGCATGAACCAAGAGATCGCGGACACCCTCTTCTACGGCGATGAAACCACCGCCCCCGAAGAGTTCACCGGTTTCGCTCCTCGCTACAATGATCTTGGTGCCGAGAACGGCGACAACATCATTAACGGCGGCGGAACGGGCAGCGACAACGCCTCGATCTGGCTCATCTGCTGGTCGCCCAACACCTGCCACGGCATCGTGCCGAAGGGCTCGGCAGCGGGCCTGCAGCAGCGCGATCTCGGTGAAGTGACCATCGAGGACGCAGACGGCAACAACGGTCGCATGCAGGCGTACCGTACGCACTATCGCTGGGACGCGGGCCTCTCGGTTCGTGACTGGCGCTATGTCGTACGCATCGCCAACATCGATCGCTCGCTGCTGACGGCAGACCTGACAACTGGTGCAGACCTGAACGATCTGATGCACCGTGCACTGACGGAGATCCCGAACCCCTCGTTCGGTCGCTGCGCTTGGTACATGGACAAGCAGATGCTCGCGTTCCTGCGTCGTCAGACTTCCGAAAAGGTCTCCAACTCGACCCTGACCATGGAAATGGTTGGCGGCACGATGCAGACCTCGTGGGGTGGCTATCCGATCCGTCGGGTGGATGCTCTTTCCATCAACGAAGCTCGCGTCGTGTGAGCCTGAGAAAGGAGATCAACCATGATCCTCGATAGCCTACTCGAGTTCGCCGATGCGACCAGCGTTGCGGCATCCGCCGGCACCGCCCTCATCGGCGACGTCATCAACCTGCAGGAAGCCCGGGACATCGGCAACGGTGAACCGATCTACCTCGTCATCCAGTGCGACACTTCGATCATCACCGGCGGTGCTGCCGGTACGGTCAAGTTCCAGCTGGTGTCGGATGCACAAGCAGCCATCGCAACTGATGGTTCTGCCACGGTGCACTTCGACACGGGCACTTTCGTCACCGACGATGATGCCCTGAACGATCTGGACGCAGGTGCAACCATCGCAGCCGTCGCGCTGCCGATGGAAGGTAATGCTTACGAGCAGTACCTCGGCATCCTGTGCGTCACTGCGACGACCACGACCACGGCAGGCGCTATCAATGCGTTCCTGACCAAGGACGTGGCGAAATGGAAAGCGTACCCGGACGCTTCTAACTGATAACACAGGCGGGCCTTCGGGCCCGCCTGCCATCCTATGGAAGAGGAACATCTGATGCCTATCAACGTACGTTTCGACAAAGTCGGCTTCTACCACCCCGCCTATGGGCGCATGGGTCGCGGAAAGAACGCCGGTCGCGTCTACTCCCTGCCTGACTTCTTTGCCGCCGAAGGCAAGCTCCCTGCGTCTGCCGAGATCATCGAGGACAAAGAGCAGCTCGAGGAGATCCTCGAGGAAGAGAACCAGACCAAACCCATCAAGCCGAAGGTTGTCGATGAAGAGCAGCTCAAGCGCTCTGAGCAGGCAGCCAAGCCGGTAAGCGACAACCGCCGCCCGCCTGTGCGGTCGCGCCGTAAGCCCAGCGCCGAGGAATAACCCATGAGCTCCGAAGTCCAAATCGCGCGTCTCGCACTCCAGAATATCGGTGATCGTTACGGCATCACCTCGCTGAACGAGGCCTCACCAGAGGCCGAGCAGGTCAAGCTGGTGTTCGACAACGTGCGCGATATGGTGCTTCGGGAGCATCCTTGGAAGTTCGCCCGCAAATATGCGACGCCTGCCCCACTGGCGGGCGTCGTACCGGGCAACTGGGACTACATGTACACCTACCCCAGCGACGCCCTGCGGGTCATCCGCATCGTCAATCCACTGGGCGACAACCAACCCCCGATCCGGTTCGAGGTGGCGCGCAACAGCGCCGACGTGCACGTCATCCTGTGCAACGAGAGCGAGCCAGAGATCGAATACACAAAGCAGGTCACAGACCCGCAGCAGTTCGACCCGCAGTTCGTCACTGCCTTGGCGTACCGCATCGCCCAGTACATCGCGATGCCCATCACCGGGGATCGCTCGATTATGTCCGACATGAAGACCCTCGCGGATCTCGAGATCGGCAAGGCGCAAGCAACCGATGCCAACGAGGGTTTTGAGGCTGTGCGCCCAGCTGAGGCCACTTGGATCACTGCGAGGAATTGATGCATGGCAAAACTCATCCAGCCCAGCTTTGCCGGTGGTGAGGTCTCCCCGTCAGTAGCTGCCCGCGTCGACCTGTCGAAGCGCGCTGTTGCCGTTGAGCGGGCCGAGAACTTTTTCGTGCGCGTCACCGGTGGGATGGAGAGCCGCCCCGGCCTCAAGTTCATTGCTGAAGCCAAGACCACCGGCACCACACGCCTGATCCCCTTCGAGTTCAACACCGAGCAGACCTACATCCTCGAGCTCGGCGATCAGTACATGCGCTTCTACACCTACGGCGGCCAGATCCTGAGCGGTGGCTCGGCGTACGAGATCGTCACGCCCTATGTCGCCGCTGATCTGTTCACGCTCGAGTTCGCCCAGAGCGGCGACGTCATGACAATCGTGCACCCGAACTATGCGCCGCGCGAGCTGGTGCGGATCACCAACACCAACTGGACCCTGACCGAGATCTCGTTTGCGCCCAGCCAAGCTGCACCCACCGCACTGGCGCTGACCAACAACTACACCCAGAGCGGCGGCATCAGCGGCATCACGCAAGCCAACCCTGCGGTGGTCACCTCCACCGGGCACGGGCTGGCGACGGGCGCAGAGATCGAGATCACCGGCGTCGTCGGTATGACCGAGGTCAACGGCAACACCTACCGGATCACCGCGATCGATGCCGACACGTTCCGTCTTGAAGGCGAGGACAGCACCGGCTTCACTGCGTACACCAGCGGCGGCACATGGACCGTCAACGGTGATCTCCTGAAGTACAAGGTCACCGCGAACAACCGCGACACTTTCGAAGAGAGCCTGTCGGCTCTATCCAACGCGACGCTGGCGATCACCGGCGTGACGCAAGCCAATCCTGCTGTGGTGACATTCAGCGGCGCGCACAACCTAGAATACGGCGACGAGATCTACATCGATGGCGTCGTTGGCATGACCCAGCTCAACGGTCGCCGCTACCTTGTCCTTGATGCCCCGACGTCGACCACCATCGAGCTGATGAACACCAGCCGTGCGCCGATCGACAGCACGGGCTACACCGCCTACACCAGCGGCGGCACGATGCGGACAGCGTTTGTGACGACGACGGCAAGCGCCTTGGCTTGGGACAACACGATCACATGGGCAGCAGCCGCAGACGCCGACACCTACAACATTTACCGCGCCGATGAGGGCGGGCTCTTCGGCTTCATCGGTCGCACCGACAGCCTGACCTTCACCGATGACTTCATCGAGGCAGACACCGGCGACACCGCTCCGCTGGCAGCCAACCCATTTGAGGAGGGTGCCGGGTTCTGGCCCAGCACCACCGGCTTCTTTCAGCAGCGGCAGATCTACGCCAACTCCGACGCCTTCCCCAACCGCTTCTGGATGACGCAGACCGGCGTGTTCTACAACTTCGCCACCTCGACCCCGCTGCGCGATGATGACGCCATCATCGCCACGCTGGCGGCTCGGCGCATCAACGAGATCCGCCACATCATTCCGCTGAGCGATCTCGTGCTGCTGACCACCGGAGCAGAGTTCAGGGTCAAGGGCGCGGGCGATGCGGCCTTCACGCCGTCGACGATTAACATCAAGCCGCAGAGCTATTACGGATCGACCGCGCTGCGCCCGATCGTGGCTGGCGATGTGGCGCTATATATGGCCCCCGGCAACTTCATCCGCGAGCTGTCCTATGAGTTCGCCACCGACAAGTTCACGGGCCGTGACATCACGGTGCTGGCGCGGCACCTGCTCGATTACAACGACATCGTCGACTGGTCGTTTGCGCCATCCCCCTACGACCTGATCTGGATGGTGCGCGATGACGGCACCGCGCTGGTGCTGACGTACCAGAACGAGCAGGAGGTCTATGCGTGGACCCGCGCCACGACGCAGGGCGACTTCAAGAGCGTCGCTGTGGTGCGCGAGTTCGACAAGGACATCCCCTACTTCCTTGTGCGCCGCACGATCAACGGCACCGTCAAGCAGTTCATCGAGCGCCTCGACGAGCGCGAGTTCAGCGACCTGCAGGACGCCTTCTGCGTCGACGCTGGGCTGTCTCTTGATGTGCCAATCACCATCACCAACATGACCGCAGCCAACCCTGTGGTCGTCACCGCACCGGCGCACGGGCTGAGCAATGGCGACACCGTCGACATCTCGGACGTGCTCGAGGTATCAAGCAGCAACACCCGGCGCGAAGTGGCATCTACGGATTACACCGGCACCGGCTTTACGGTGGCGAACGCCACAACGAACACCTTCGAGCTGCACTTGAACGGCTCGGGGTATGACGGTTCTGGCTTCGCTGCTTACTCTTCCGGCGGCGCAGCCAGAAAGGCGGTCACCACCTTGTCCGGGCTGTCTCACCTTGAGGGAGCAGAGGTGGTGGCCGCCGCCAACGGCTATGCCGAGACGGGGCTGACGGTCACCGGCGGATCGATCACCCTGAGCACGCCTGCCAGCCGCGTGCATGTCGGCCTGCCCTACACCTGCCAGATGATCACCCTGCCCATCTCGACCTATGGCGGCAGCAACACCGTCGACAAGCGCACGATGAACATCAACCGCCTGACCGTGCAGGTCGAGCGCACGATGGGTATGTGGACCGGGCCAACGCCTGATCAGATGCGGGAAGCCAAGTTCGGCCTGCCAAGCAGCTACGGGCAGCCGCTTCCAATGGTCACCGAAGACGTGAACGTCACGCTGAAGGCGGACTGGAGCAAGGAAAAGCAGGTCGTGGTCGAGCAGAGATCGCCGCTGCCAATGACGATCTTGGCTATTGCGCCAGACGTGGCTGTAGGGGGCAACTGATGATCCGAGACCTGAACCACGATGACCTATCACAGCTGCTGGGGCTGGCTCGCGAGATGCACCGCACCGGCGTCTATGCCGCCTACCCCATGGACGAGGCCCGTGTCGCGTTCATCCTGACCCGGCTGATCGAGGTGCCCGAGGCGCTGTCGATCGGCTATGAGGTTGATGGCGAGCTGGTCGGTGCGTTTGTTGGCGAGATCGTGCAGGATCTGTGGATCGATGTGCAGGTCGCCGTCGACCATGCCTTTTATGTCCGCGCTGCTGATCGGGGGTCACGCGCTGGCATCATGCTGCTGCGTGCCTTCGAAAACTGGGCAAACAAAAACGGCGCTGACGTTCTGCGTCCTGTCGTGTATGCTGGCGTCGACAACCAGACTGTCAGCAACGTATTGCAGCGCATGGGCTATGAGAGCGCCGGCACCGTGCATAAGAAGGAGGCCGCATAATGTGTATCAGCGCAACCGTCCTTGCGATCGCCTCCACCGCGGTTACCGTGGTCAGCGCCGTGCAGCAGGCCAACGCCCAGAAGGCGCAGGCCGAATACAATTCCGCTGTCGCGCGCAACAACGCGATCATCGCTGAGCAGAACGCACAAGACGTCGAGCAGCGCGGCGACATCGCTCTTGCACAGCGCCGTCAGGCCCTCAACCAAACCATCGGCAGCGCCAGATCTGCCATTGCTGGTGCAGGGCTGTTGACGGATGACGATCCGGGCACCACGCCGGCCTTGCTGCTCGATGATCTGACCGTCGCCGGGCAGATGGACATTCTCACACTCGAAGGCAACATTGCCCGCGAAGCTCGCCGCGCCCGCATTCAGGGCACGCAGTTTGAAGCGCAGGCAGGCCTATTTGATTTGGAAGCCAGCAGCATCAGCCCCGGGTTTGCCGGGCTCAGTGCCGGGCTTGGGTCGGCGTCACGCAACGCTGATCTGCTATTTTAAGGGGGCACTGAATGGTTCGCGTACCTACACCAGCAACACAAGGCCCTCAGCAGCTCGGTGGCATAGAGGCGGTCGCCGCTCAGACACCTTTCCAACAGACCCAGCTGCCTGACCTCTCGTTCAGAACGAGAGGT